ATCAAGGATCTGATCGGCAGCTGGGATGACGGCATCACGACACCGTTTATTCGCGCCATGTATCGCTGGAACATGCAATTCCACCCTGATAACAGCATCAAGGGCGACTTTGATGTCCGTGCCCGTGGGTCTTCGTCACTGGTGGCGCGTGAAGTGCGTGCCCAGCAGCTGGACCAGTTCAGCCAGATGGTTGCCAACCCAATGGATGCGCCGTTCATCAGGCGCGATGCTCTGCTGCGTCAACGTGCAGAAGCGCATGAACTCTCGGACATCGTGAAGACCGAAGAAGAGGTACTGGCAGAGCAGAACAACCAAGCCATCCAGCAGCAGCAACAGCTTCAGCAGGCCCAGCAGCAGCTGATGATGGCTGAACTGCAGCAGAAAGTAGCCCTGTTGACGGCACAGGCAGCAAAAGCAACCGCTGAAGTTGAGATGATCATGGCGAAGGTCACTGATACCAAAATTTCGAGTGTGTACTCAGCCATCCAAGCGGGTGGCGTTGTGACTCAAACCCCGTTCATCGCGCCTGCTGCTGATGAGATCCTGAAGTCAAACGGATGGGTTGACAAGACACCGAACCCAGGCATCGATCAGCTGGGTGGTCCGCCAGTGCAGCAGCAGCAAATCGCCATGCCTCCAATGCGTGGTCCTGACGAAGGCGTGCAGCAAGGCATTGAAACCCCGGTGATTGACTGATGGACAAAGAACAGCAAGCCTACATCGCACTGAAAGAAGCATCGCTCACGGTACGCGAATACAAGGGCTCAAACGTGTCAAAACACGCTGTAGCGCTCTTGGATGCACTGTATGACTGCTACTGCCTAGACCTGATCAATGTGCGCCCTGAAGGGCTTGTGGCGCTTCAGTCAGCCCTGAAGCAGGTGTCAATGCTGCGCAACGTCTTCACCAATGACAGTCAAGACGTGCCAAAGATTTAACGATTCTTAACCCCCGGCAACGGGATAGTTCAAGAGCCCGCACGGGCTTTAACAAGGCCAGTGAAAGGAAAACATCATGGCAACACCCGAAAGCGTCCAACAGGACCAAGAAGACTTCGCAGCAGCTTTTGCTGGTGACGAACCGCAAAAGCAAGAGATGTCAGAGGATGAAACCTTTGGCCTGACCGAAGAGCCCGCAGAAGAGCAGGTTGAAGAACCTGCCGCAGATGCCGAGGCTGGTACTGAAGTCGAAGGCGATATGGGCGCTCCTGCTGTGGTGGTGGCGATTGAGCCTGTTGCCGAAGAAGAAGGCCCGACAGACCCGAAAGAGATCCAGCGCCAGAAGTCGTGGGAAGGTCGCTTGAAGGCCCGCGAGGCTGAATTGAAAGCCCGCGAGGATGCGCTGAAGCAGTCGCCAGCAGAGATGTCTGAGCCCGGTGAAACCCCGGCCAAAGAAGCTGCCGAGCCTGGTGTTACTGAAGCCGTTGAAGAGGCTGTCGCTGCTGTTGAAAGCGGTGAGCTGACGATTGATCAGGCCATGAAGACGCTTGCCAATGACTTTGGCGAAGACTTCACCAAGATGCTGGGTGTGCTGATTGAGTCCAAGGCCGCAGAGATCGCTGGTAAGGCCGCTGATGAGCGCTTTGGCAAGGTGAAGGGTGAGATGGATGGCTTGGTCAATGAGATCGTCAGTGACAAGGCAAAGAGTCATTACGAGTCGATTGCCGATGCTCACCCAGACTTCATGGATGTTGCTGCCAGCCCTGAGTTCAAGGGGTGGGTTGATGGTCTTGATGAAACTCAGAAAGCCCAAGCAATGCAAACCATTGAGAGCGGCAGCGCACGTCAGATTGTGAAGCTTCTGAATGGCTATAAACAGGCCAATACCAAGGTTGATCCACCCGCAGAAGATCCAGCGATGGATGCCGCTGAAGGTGTCCGCTCTAAGGGCTTGAAGATCCCTGAAAAACCAGCGCAATCGGATGATTACGCCGCAGCTTGGGACAATTTCTAGTCGTAAGACTAAACCGTACTGAAGACGGTTACCTCAGTCGTTTTGCATGGTGTACGTTAACACCAAGCTCCTGGGAGTTCAGTGCCGGGGTGACAAACGCTGAACAAATTCGGAGCACGACAACAGTCGCGCAGCGGTTGACTTGGGATAGCGCAATGCCCCCAACATGAGTCATCAAGCTTGCATACGGCATACGAGTTAGTTCGCTCCTTCAACAGGCCCATCACGGGCTTTTTTTGTTTCTCTTGAAGGATTTTCATCATGGCTAATAACGTCTATGGGGACATCACGCCCCGCACCGCTGCGTATGCGGAAAAAGAGCTGCTTAAACGCGGCATCCCCTTCTTGGTTCTGGAAAAGTTTGGTCAGGCTAAATCCCTGCCAGCTAACGCCAGCAAGGTCATGGATTTCCGGCGCTATCTGGCGCTGAGCGCTGTGCCCACAACCCTGACTGAAGGTGTTACGCCCACGTCTCAGACGCTGACCAAAACCGATGTGCCTGTGACTCTGTCGCAGTACGGTGGTCTGGTCACAATCTCTGACGTGATCCTCGATACCCACGAAGACGATGTGCTTCAAGAGTCTGTGGCTCTGCTTGGCGAACAAGCTGCTCAGATGATTGAAACCATGCGCTTCGGAGTCGTGAAGGCTGGCACAACTTTCGAGTATGCCAATGACGTGGCTCGCAATGCAGTGAATACAACGATCACCACCGATCTGCAGCGTCGTTGCATCCGTAAGCTAAAGCGCCAAAACGCTCGCCCGATCACCACGATCATTCGCTCTACACCGAGTTTCGGTACTGAGAACGTAGCCCCTGGCTATGTTGGCTTGATCCATCCTGACTTGGAAGGTGATGTGCGCAAGATGACCGGCTTCACGCCTGCTGAAAAGTACGGCTCGATCACCCCTTGGGAGAACGAGCTTGGCAAGGTGGACGATGTCCGCTATGTGTCGAGCACCATCTTCGCACCTTGGGCTGATGCTGGTGGCGCAAAGGGCACGATGCTCTCTACAACCGGCACTTCTGCCGACGTGTACCCGGTACTGTACCTTGGTCGTGATGCTTACGGCATCGTGGCTCTGAAGGGTGCTTTTGCCGTCACGCCGATGGTTGTGAATCCGAAGCCCAGCGACTCTGATCCGATGGCTCAGCGCGGTCACGTTTCCTGGAAGGCCATGCAAGGCGCTGTCATTTTGAATGACGCCTGGATGTGCCGCTTGGAGTGCGCGGCAACTGCTTGATCATAGTGATCAACACAAGCCCCCAGCAGAAATGCCGGGGGCTTTTTCTTTATCCAAATGAGGTAACCAAATGTCTGATTCTCAAGTTTCAACCATCGACGATGCTGTCGAGTCCCCGAAGAAGCGCACAAAGTCCGAACCAATCGCTGCCAGCAAGTCTGGTCGATACATGGTGACGATCTTCTCCTCTGGCGATCCTGGCGGTGCTGATGCCGTCTTTGTGAGTCCAGGTCCAGAGGCTGTTTACATCCCGCGAGACACGCCGTGCGAGGTATCTGCTGCCGTTGTTGAGGGGCTGAAGAACGCAGTGATGACTTCTTACGAGCCAGATCAGTCCGGCAAGCCTATTGAGCGCAGCCGTCAGCGTTTTGCATTCTCTGCCGTACCGGCCTAAGACATGAAGTTTGAGGCGTTTTACGGCAGCATCCTGCCAGAGGTCATTGGTTGCCCAGACCCAATGGTGAACGCAAGGATTACAGCCGCAGCGGCTGAGTTCTGCCGTGAAGCGCTGGTGTGGAATGAGGTACAGGATCCATTCGCTCTTGAGGATGGCGTGTACGACTATGACTTGGATGTCCCTCCTGGGGCATTCATTGTCACTGTGATGGATGTGTGGTCAAACGACCGCCTTCTGTCGCCAACATCCACCAAGTTGCCGTTTGGCGCAAGCTTGGAACCAAGCCACTTTCGCGTGTCTGAGTTCAATACGCTTCGTGTCTTTCCGACACCTTCTGCGCCAACTGCCAGCCTGAAGGTTCATGTTGCGTATGCGCCTCTCATGACTGCGACATCTCTGCCAGATTCTCTGGTCAGGTTTGTTGACGCCATTGCATCTGGGGCAAAAGCAGACCTGATGCTGATGCCCGCAGTTCCTTGGTCAAACCCCAATCTTGCAACTTATTACCGGCAGAAGTTCTTGACATCAATTGCCGACTGTCGGATTTCTGAAATGCACTCTCGCGTCAACAGCAGCTTGACGGTTGCACCAAGGATGTTTATATGACCATCTCAGCCAAATCAATCATCCATCGCGCCACGGACATTCTGCAAGATCAGACATCTGTGCGCTGGCCTGTCAGCGAGCTTGTTCGCTGGCTCAATGACGCTCAGCGTTTCATTGTCAAGATGCGCCCGGATGCGATGAACACCACGGCCACCATGACGCTGGTAGAAGGACCAAGGCAAGACCTCGACAACGCACGTCTGAGTCCTCTGCCAGCGAAGCTGATTGAGGTCACGCGCAACTTGGCAGAGTCATCTACAAAACAGGCCATTCGCTTGGTTGAAAGGCGCATTCTTGATGCGCAAACACCCGGATGGTACAACCTGACTGGGACGGTCAATATCGTTCATTACATGTTCGATGCACGCGACCCGAAGACGTTCTACGTCTATCCACCAGCAACGTCTGCGGCACGGCTGGAAGTGATGTACGCCGCATTCCCGTCAGATGTCACCGAGCCCGCTGATGGTGCTATTTGGTCAGCGGTGGTAGGTGACTTGGGCATGCCAGACATCTACGCCGACGATATCCTAAACATGATTTTGTATCGCGCCTATTCCAAAGACAGTGAGTACGCCGGTAACACTGAGCGTGCAGCCTCGTATCTCAATGCGGTGGTCGCCTCGCTGGGTGCTGAGATTTCCGCCACGATGGCTGTGAAGCCTCAATCCGAGCCAAGCGCGTAAGCCATGAACATCGGCCAGATCAACGGCTACGGCCTCAACAGCGCAGCAGGCGGCGGCAACAACGCCACTTTGAGCGACGGCCTTGCGTCCTCTAGTGCGTTTACAGCCCTGCTGGTGGCTGGCGCTATTCTGACTGGTGGGCTGTTTGCCACGCCCGACGCGGGTGGTCGAGTCAGCCAGTCGGTTAGCGGCGGCGTTTATGGCACCGACTTGGTAGGCGGCATCCAGTTCAGGACCGCCAACTTGCAAGGCGGGATCAACTCATTGGGCGCAGCTGGCTCTAACCTCGGCATCGCCTCGGGCCTGAATGGCGGCGTGACATCAGACTCTGGCTATGGGGGCCGGGTGTTTACCAATGTCCGGCTGCAAGTGGCTGACACGGTTGGCGATGCGAGTATTGTCGATGGTTCGCTGACTTACGGCGCAGGATTGAACGACGGCGCATTCAGCAATTCGTGGGTTTCATCCCAAATCGTTGGTGGCACCGTGCTGGTGGCTGGCGGACTTGAGTCTGTCTCGGTGCTTGAAGGCACGATCAACACGGGGCGCGTCCTGTCATATGGCGCATCAAGCTCAGGCATGCTGGACGGGGCGTACCATATTACAGGGTTGCTACAGGGTGGCGTAGCCTCCAGCTCAGACTTGGCACAAGGCTTGGCAGTCAGCCCGCGTCTGCAAGATGGCGTGATCAGCATCGGTACGGTTGGCTCGCCCGTCATTCTGATCAGTGCTGAACTCGACAGCGGCCTTGTCAGCAATACGGCGTTTGCCGCTCAGATCATCATTTCGCCTAACAGCAACTACGGCACTGACAGCAATTCGACACTGAGCGCGGGCATGCGCAAGTCGGCGGTCCTGATGGGCGGCTTGTTCGTTGACTCGTTCGCTGACAGTGTGGCGCTGCGGGCAGCACAGCGTTTGCTTGGTGGCCTGACTTCGACCAAGACCATTGGCGCTGCCCTGATTTCGAGTCCTCGCCTACTTGGCGGTAACGCTTCGGTGGCCTATCTTGCCAGCGCTTTGCGGGCACAGGCCATTTTGTCTGGTGGTGTGGCGCTTGACGGCTTCGCCGCTGGCGATGCATTTATTTCGGCGCACCTTCAGGGCGGCGCTAGCACAGGTTGCATGGTGGGTGGGTTGCTGTCGGCAGCGAGTAGCTTGCTGGGCGGCGTTCACCAAGAAGACGAGTTCGGCGCGAGCTTGATCGTTATCCCCGTGCTAACAGGCGGCGTTGCGTCCGGTGAGTCTATCGGCAGCGACATCGTGCAGGGGTTTAAAGACCCGTTGCTCAACACCTGGGCCCTGAGCATTGCTTCAGTGACTCAGATTCTTTCTATTGAAACCCCAATTGAGGATATTTAAATCATGGCTAATCTTGTCTCCAAAGAACTGCGTACTGCCGCACTTGCAGCTTATTTCTCTGCTGGTGCCGCACCAGTTAACTTGTATCTCCGTCTGTATAAAGATGAAGCCAACATTGTCGAAGCGACAGTGCTTGGTGGTATTTCATCCAACGAGCAAACGGGTGGCGGCTATGCTGTTAAAACACTTGCCCCTGGCGATTGGACTGTGGAAGAAGGTGTGGGCGGCATCCGTGCGCGACTGACGGACCAAACATGGACCACCACGGCTGATAACTGGAACACCTTGCGCTGGGCGGTGCTTTCCACCACAGCAGACAACACAGGCACGATCCTGCTGGCACGCGACTACGGCACAGGCAAGACCGTAACCGGCGTTGGTGCCAATGTGACTGTGGACGACCTGTTCTACCAAATCAACGACTGAGCGGGGTAGGTCATGATCACTGAAACGCTATTTGCTGGGCGCAACAACACGTTCAGCTTGCAGCTACGCCGTGCGGAAGAGGCAATCACGCTGCTCTCGATTGCGGGCTACGAGTTGTACCTGTCCAACGGGCGCATGTTCAGTGATCCTGACCGCTTCATCGAGAAAGACAACGGCATCGTTGAGATTGCCATAGGCGACCTGTTGACCGCAGCTGATGTGGGCATCCATGTCGCTTACTTGGTCACGTTCGACCCCGTCAACATTGCTGGCGTGCGCTGGCCCAACTTCAAGATCAAGGTGAAGGCATGACCCAGCTCTTTGTCAATAACTTTTCTGCTACGGTGGCCCAGACGTTCGGGGCGACTGACCAATACCTGTATTTGAATAGCGCAGCTGGCCTGCCAGCCTTAACCGGCGGGAATCACTTGGTGCTGACGCTGTTTCGCAAAGTCGGCGCTGAGGAATTCGGCCATGAAGTGATCAGGGTCAACGCCATCACCGACAACATGCTGACCGTGGTACGCGCCGTCGAGGGCGCAGCGGCCACACTGTTTAACGTGGGCGACCACGTTGAGGCACGCGTCACAGCGGCGACACTCGGTGCCAAAGCAGACTTTGCCAGCCCGACATTCACTGGCACGGTGAGCGGTATCACAGCGGCAATGGTTGGTGCACCCTCGGGGTCTGGAACTTCGACAGGTACCAATACCGGCGACCAGGATTTGTCTGGGAAACAGGATGCTCTGGTGTCTGGCACCAATATCCGAACCGTCAAAGGCAACAGCCTACTGGGCGCTGGCGACATAACCATACAAGGTGGCAAACCAAGCATTACCGGTGACAC